GATAAAAAATATATTAATAAGAATGATATAAAATCTTTAAGGAAATATCTTGGAAAACCAGGGAAACTTGTTCATAGAGGATACGCGAAAGAGTTCGGTTATAAAGTTTTTTTAAAAAATTTTAAATATTAATATAATAATATGTTTTCTTTCGATGTTGATTTCGTACAGAGAATAAAGGTTGGGGGGATATTCTGTTTACAGATATATAAGATTTTAACGGGGACTCTTTTAACTGTTTTCGTTCCCCAGAGTTGCGAAACTTTATTAGAAACGAATACAACCGAAAATAGAGTCTGTACATTAACTCAGAATTTTGAAAATAATGATTTATATCATAAAAAGACTTTATATTGGAATATTACAACCATGGTCTTATTTTTGGGATATTACATGATTGAATTAAAAAGAGAAAATTGGTCTATTAAATATCTCGATATAGATAATAACAAACCAGATAATTCATTAAAAGAAATTATTAAGAATGAACCATCATTAGATAAATACATGGACAGATTAAATATTTATTATTATAATTTTCTTTTAGCTACTATTTTCGCTTATACAATCAATGTGGCTCTAATGATAAAAATATTATATAGCGATTACCATGGTTCCTCAACTATTTCTTGTTTTATGAGTTTCGTCCTTTTAGTTTTAATGAAATTATATAATTCTTTCGTCGTTGCGAGAGAATCTGTTAAAAATGATAAAATGATGAGTGCTTATATGAGTGAATTCGTTTCTTACAATGTTCTAGATTCCGATTTCGTTGCTCAAAACAAGTTACTCAATAGTCGGAGACCTTAATTTTATAAAACGTTTATCTCTATTCTTTTCACATCTTTTAAGAATATCATAGGTATTGTAACTATCTATTAATTTTTCAGTTCTTTTTCTAATGTCATTTTCATCGATATTTTTATAATGAATAGGACATATTAATTCTTTTAATTCTCCCTGAAATATAATATTTTCTTTAAACATATTCAGAGGTTGATAGTAAGGACACATATCTTCCGATGAAACTATCGTGCATAATTTAGAATTATTATATAAATCAGAATAAAGATATCCTATTTTATTCGTTTTAAATGCTTCATCTGAATACCAACCATAAGTAGTCATATTGTTATTTATATTTATACTTTATTTCTTAAATAGACGATAACCCATTTTAGAACCTCTGTAATAGATTTTTCAGATGAATAAATTTCTCGGTAATTCGATAACAATTGTAGATTTTTTTTTACTAAAGGTCCCTCTTTATTCAACCATGTCGCCAATTTACTCAGTTTTATATTAGTATCTTCTATCTTTTTTAATTTTTTGTCTTTTTCTTTTTCATCATCTTCATCTTCTATTTTAGGGATATTTTTCTGTAATTTACCCATTTTCTTTTTTACATCTTCAAATGAACTAATCAATTTTTTTTCTTCTTCAAGTATTTCGCTATATCTTGTTATCTGCCACCAGAATAAAAATTGTTCCTCTGTTATTTCTTTTTTATCTTTCATAATACACACACTATCTTCCTTAATGGAAAATTGATAAATATCTGAAAGAGTTTCAACAAGATAAATGGCATTATGTAATTCAAATTTAAGATCAAGATATTTAAGGGGTCCTTTTAGTCCCTCCTCAGATAAACTTTTTAATTTTTCTAACCACATTATTAATAGTAGATATTTATAATATTTGATTTAAACTTATTTAAAAGATTAAAATAATAAATAATTATTATGTTAAGAAAAAGTCAAGCAATTGATTCTGAAAATAGCGAAAATCTAAATAGTCCCTTTTTAGAAAAAAAAAGATCTTGTAAAATTAAATATTTTATCTTACCTATTACCCATGGTCTCTGTGTTGGATTGGGTATTTACTTGGGTATGATAATCAACGATTGGGGGGATGGATCTCTATAAAATTACTATTACTCTTATCATATTTACTTTTTTCTGTTTCTAGTTCACCTTTAGAAAGATGTGGACTAAAATAAACATTGGTTTCTCCCAATCTCAATTCATCACTAATTGATTTTCTTGACTGAGTGCACATTTTCATATTAATTAGATCTTGATATTCAATGAATTCCAAGTCTTCTAAACGTAAAGCTCCCAATTCCTTGAAATTTCCATAGAAACTTTCGGCACTGTGTCTTCTTAAAAATTCATAAATAGGACATTCTTCTAAAATTTCCTGTTCTTCTTCTGATTCTTCTGGTTCTTCTGATTCTCCCGATTCTGAAGAATAAAGATCACTTATGTCTGTATAAAATGTCAATGTAATCTTACTAAATTTCTGCCACTTCAATCTTATAAGATTCATAATATCCGAATAACTAATATGAGAACAGTTATAATCTCCTACTTGCATTAATTTGTATCCTATTCCCAGATCAATTTCTTCGGCGGCAACGGTGCCTTTATTAATTCTTACAACATAGGCATCGTTTTCCTTATTCCCCCACACGACACCCAATGGACCGTCGCCCTCAAACTCTATTGTTACCTCCGGGGATAGTAGAGGTTCACTTGATGATTTCCTCATATCAGAGGCCTGAACCATGGGAGCCCACTCTTTCTCCATATCTTCTAAGTTTGAACTACTGAAAGAAAGTGGCATCATATCGTTAGCCACGGATTTAACTCGTTTCATTATTTATTTATGTGTAATAATTTATAATTGCAATATCAAATTTAGTTTTAGTATTCGTTCTTAATTCATATCTATCTTGATCTTCGTAACCGGAACCACAGAAAGGATCATAATCATCTAAATATTTCATATAAGTTTCCCAATAATGAGGCATATTATCATAAAAATAATCTATATTATCGGCTAACTTAATATATTCTTTTCTCTTGTATTTATATTTTATCTTAGAACAGTATCCACATTGACACCCCATAATCCATTCCATATTTTCGGGGATAATATTGAAAGGTAAATGCATAAAGTGGATATTTTTAATCTTGGATTTAAATAAAATATCTTCTATAACCACTTTTCTCTCATACCAAGATGGAATTTGTGCTGTCAAGGGAACATACTCCCTCCAGAACTTCCTCCAAGTCCATATATATATTTTCTTCTGAATATCTTTCGGCAGCAAAAAAATATTATGTTTCAAATCATTCATAAAAAATTCTATCTTCATTCTAATCTAATATTCACTTGCTATATTTAAATAAATTCATCTGTTTGGCGTGATAGTCCTGAGACATTAAACAATACTCCGAAAATTCAGAAAGAGGATACTTATCCAACGAAACGGGATGATATCTATATTGATTTCTAATATCACGTTTTTTTAATTTATTTTTAGATTGATCTCTCATGAACTTAAATCCATTCGTACAGAAAACTAATTTATTATTCTTAACTATTCTCGTAAAATATTTAATTATATCCTCGTCCGTCCAATGTTGGATCACATCTTTAATTATTACTATATCATATCCCTCCGGAATATAACTATCTCCGATTACTCTATGTTCGAATTTCACATTTTTTCTTTTAAACTTTTTTTTATTCGCTTCTATAACACTCTTTACGCAATCGATACCTAAATATTTTCTATCTCCGAAATCTATATGTTGAGTAAACTCCCAATCCCCGCAACCTACATCACAAATTGTCTTTATTTCATTTCCATCTAAAACAGATTGAAGGACATCAATATATTTCTGATTATTCCTCGACATCTTAGAACCAGTACCACTTCCCCCACCCCATATTTTTTTATCATAAATTTTCGTGAATGATTCCTCCATATTGAATTTCACATAAAAAATTTATGAAAACTAACCGACAATCCACTAATCTGATCTATCTAAAATGCGATGCTATCTGTTGAATATCCGATACTGAAATCTTCTTTTCCACGGGTGTCCTTGTCCAATAAACCGGGAGAGAAGACCACTTAACGGGATCTTCAATCCGGACCATGGTCTCCTGATGCATCTTGAGGGGGATCATGTGTTCGTATTCCCATCCTCTGGGACACGTACCCCTGTCCCCCACGAATCTCGCATCGTAAAACCCCTCCTCTCCCCTGAAGCCTCTAAGTGTTTCACCTGAAACTACGAATATCCCACAGAGTCCCGATGAGATCTTTCGACCTCTATTGTCCCTGTAACCTCCAGTATTCTGGAGGAGAACGATGTCGCCAACTGAAACTTCATTTAAGAACTTCTCTCCGTATTCTTTCCCATTGGCTCCAAGAGAACCGATGTTCAAGTAAGGTTTCCCTCTTCGGATGGAGTGAAGGAATTGATCTCTCCTGGAGTCTTTGCCATCCGACATCCATCCGGGGATCATCCACACTCTCTTCGTATCCTTCACGTGGAGATCTCTCACTTGAGACAATCCCGCCAACCGGTGTCCCCCGTGCCCGGTCTTCGCTGACTGAGAAGAGATCTGTAGTGATGTCATCACTGAGTGTTGCTGAGTGTTGCTGAGTGTTGCTGAGTGTCGCTGAGTGTTGCTGAGTGTTGCTGAGTGCCGCTGAGTGCCGCTGAGTGCCGCTGAGTATCGCTGAGTTTTAAGTGTTGGTTGTTCTGTTAGAAGATCTTCTAAGAAGAATCAAATTTAACATGGATCAGGAATAATTGTCTCCAAGGACTCACATGAGGTCATCTTGTCTCCAAGGACTCACCTGCGACCATCTTGTCTCCAAGGACTCACCTGCGACCATCTTGTCTCCAAGGACTCACTTGAGGTCATCTTGTCTCCAAGGACTCACCTGCGACCATCTTGTCTCCAAGGACTCACCTGCGACCATCTTGTCTCCAAGGACTCACATGAGATCTTTCAGACTCTCGTGAACATAAACTTTCTCTATCTTGAAAGCATCGCTATCATTTTTATAACGAGTCTTTTCTGATTGAGAAGCGGATCTATGTGTTGTTTTCTGCCACACAGGTATAAAATCTGGAGGAGCAGTTGTTTCAGAAATAAAAACATAATTATTCTTAGACCATTCTCTCATTACATTCCAGAACTTTTCATTATCGAATACATCATAATGTTTCGTATCGGTTCTATATTTAATAGGAAATTTCGTTTTTTGATAGGGAGGATCACAATAGATAAGTTTATTCTTGGGTTTAAGTTTATCATATGATATACATTGAAATTTTACATCTTTTATTTTAGGTTTAATTTTTTTTAATGAATTTTTCGCCTCTTGTAGATAATCTTCTTTTTTTTCGTTTCTATATTTTTCGGCATATCCACAATAAAATTTTCCACTAAAACTTAAACCGAATCCTACAAATCCTTTTAGAGCTGAAGGACTTTCTAATTCTTTACATTCATTATAATATTCTTCACTTACTTTTTCAGGAGGTATGAATTTATCATTCTGAACTTCGTTCCACATCTGGATTAAATCCGGATGATAATCAGATGCTTCACATGAATATTCATCATTCATTTTCATTAAAACATTTAAGGCACCGCAGAAGGGTTCGAGATAACCATCTACTTTATCCGGGGGAACTTTAGATTTAAGTAATTCAGATATTGGTTTAGAAAGAAAATATTTACCGCCCATGTATTTCATTTTATTATATGATAAAAGAATAAAAAAAATATTAAATTAAAAGTTTAAATTTAAGAAGATTGATTAAATTTTTATCATTTTTTGACCCAATTTAGGATTATTTTTTTCTAGAGTTTCCTTTTTTTCTTTTTTATAATCATATGTGCAATTATGTGAGTGTGCGTTAAGATGAGACTGACAGAAAATATGACCACATTTACATTTTAGTATGATCATACCTACCTTTTTCTTGCAATGATGACATCTAATTTTTTTAGGTTTTTTAATCTTGGATTGATTTTCGTGATCCATTTTAGATTTAATTTATAATTTACTTAACAATAAAATCAAATTTAAAGTATTATGATATTCGATAATATCGATATTCTTGAAATTATTTTTATTAACTTACCAATAAGGGAAAGAGTTGAATTCACAAAAACGAATAAGTTTTTTTATGAAAACTTTAAAAAAGAAATACAGAAATATAAATTAATATTATATGCCAATAAAGATTATGTAAATTTTTATCATACATTAAATGATTATAAATATGAAGACTATTACGAAAAATTATATATGAATAAAATTATTGCCAGATGTTTTATGTATATACCCAATTTATGGCAATCGCGTATATGTTGTTTATATGATTTAAGATTTATTTTTGAGTTAATGTTTAAAGGATATGATCCTGGAGAGGGGGCGAAAAAATATAAATCTCATTTTTATATTCACTTTTATAAGAGAATTAAATATTGTTTATCGGATAATCGTGAAGAAACATTAGAAAGAATAGAAAAAGATTCTTATTTATTTTCTTTAAAGAAAAATCCTAAATTTAGAACAGATAGAAATGGTAAAGATTTTAAATGGCAATCATTAATTCTTTATTAACTCATTCAATTAGTCCAGGCCCATGAAAATTTCATAAAGTTTTCCATTGATTTATTTCTTTTAATTACTTCTTTCGTCTTAGGACTTAATAATCCTTTTATGTTCTTTATTTCGTTATTATGTCCTTTAATATCATTATTATTATCAATCTTAATTTCTTTTTCTTTTCTAATCACATTCAAGAAAAAAGCATCAATACCCATTATACTAATATAAAGAAAATAATTTTAAATATTTTATTTCTAAGAAATAATATATTAAATGAAAATCGGTATTATATGCGGTAAAACTGGTGAAGAAGTCCTAGACAAGCAATTATTAAAAACAATTCCCAAGAAATATAAACTTGAAGGAGATATTCACACCGACGTAGGATTAGCATATGTGATTAAGAATAGATTTATGGATGTGGATGTGGATGTAATTATGCCCAAGGATATTAGTAATGCTCGTTTTCAGAAAAATGATATTAATATACCAATTGGATACGATTTAATTAATGCTATCAATGATGATCCATACGTTAAAAAATTCCACGGTAAAGAAGGAATAGATCGCTTGGATAAAATATTCCAATTAAAAAAAAATAAAATATTCCCCTCTTATGAATACATGGCGTTTTTATGGGATAAGAAAAAATATTTACAACATTTACAGAAACATAAAATACCAATCAGTCCAACTATTTTTATTAAAGATTCTGTAAATATAAAAAATCTCGTTCAACAAGTTCAGAAATGTAAATGGAAGAAATTTATTATAAAACCTATTGGAGGTACAATTGGTCTTGGATTCGAGAAATTTACCCTAACTGATATATTAAAAGATATTAGTCCTTTACAGGAATATTTCGATGAAAATAATGAATTTTATAAGGAATATCTAGTTCAAGAATTAATTACCGGATTTATAGAATATGGGGAAGTGAAAACATTCTGGATAAATGGTGAATTTTCATATGCAATAAATATATTTCAGACAGATAAAAGTTATAAAGTTTCTGAAATAGTTGACCCCAAGGTTATAGAAGAATGTATCAAGATTGGAACCAAGGTAATGAAAGTGTTACCTAAGATTAGTTATAATAGAAAAAAGGTCTTACCCGCTATGGTTAGGATTGATTTAACTTGTTGTCATAAAAATAAAAAATTTAGTCCATCTAATTATTTCGTAAATGAAATAGAGTCCGATATAGCGGGGACATACATAAACTATAAGAATATAAAATATCCAGCATTAGAGGTTTTAGCCGACGCATATGTTAAAAAAATGAAAGAGTTGGGTATAAAATAATTATATTATAAATTATATATGGATAATCCATTTCCCAATCCTTTAAAAAGAAGAAATTCTGGAGAAATGGCGGAAGAAAGAAAAAATAAAGTATACGGCGCTGCCACTCCACCTGCCGATGACGCTGCCTCTATCGCCCCCCCTGCCGCTCCACCTGCCGCTGATGCTGACCCTGCCGCTGATGCTGACCCACCGCGGTCACCTCCCGGAAAGGGAACATTGGGGGTTTCCTCTTCACCCAGAGTAGAGGAAGATTCGGTGAAATCATTTTACAATAATTGGTTGGATTATACGAGGGGTTGGTTGAGTTCTTTCGTACCCCTATATGATACACCATCAGATGATAGAGAGGTATCTATGGAATCTGAAGAAGCTATGGATGCGACCTCATCTTTTACATTTGATCCAAGTAAATTTCCATCCAGCAAGCCAAATCTAAGGTTGGATATATCGCCACCCGACCGCCTTACCTACTCTGTAAAAGAAAAGAAGCCTAGAAAATCACGTAAAGCGAAATTAGATGGAAGCATTAAGTTCACTGTAAATCATGGATGTAGCATAATAACATTAAATGCTGTTATATTTTATCTACAAGGTATTGACCGATGGACTAAACAAGCAAACTATCATAATTTGGGAGAGGGTGAAAGGTCATCGATTTATGCGACATCCCCGATTGATGGAAAGAATATTCGAAATATTTTTGAAATCAATGGTTCACCTGAAAGACAGGGTAGAATGGTTTACGGTGATAAAAAAGAACAGAAAGGATGGATGGCATTAATAAAAAGTGAGAAAAGCGGTGGTGGAGTACGATCTCACGAGGTAGAACATGTCTTACCCGCGACTCTTAAAACTCTAATATGCGGTGGATGCCCTGGAGATATTACAGATGCCCGTTTAACTACGGCAGGTTTATCTAATAGCGGAGATGGTTCTCATATATATCGCTACAAACAATTAGAGAAACTATATAGAGAAGTAATTATTCCTAAAATGGTGGCGGTAACCTTGGATAATGATCAGATACATAGAATATGTCATGGATCGATGAAATTGGGACGTTTAATGGATATATTATTTATTCAACCCGAAATAAAGTCATTCAATCAATTCAAGTGCTCGTTAAATTTACTTAAGTTTGATTTTTCTGGTACGGGCGCATATCCTACCCCAAGATTAAGTCCTAGCGCAGATATTATAAAACGAGTTGCTACTCGTATAGTTGTAGGATTAGAATATTATCCCCCGACCGGAACTGAAACTGTACAGACTGAAAAAAAATTCGGACCATATTGTGGTTCTGAAACCTTTTTAAATGAAAATGTTGAGTATGATGTAAACCAACCATACGGAGATCCGATTAAAGACCTCCATGATTCAGATAAAAAATCGATTGATGGTTTTTCTGCTGTAAAGATTGAAGAAGTGATAAAAAAACTAATAACAGAAATAACAAAAAATTGTAAGAGTATATGCGATATTTATAATGCGTTACACGCGGATTTAAGAAAAGCGTGTATGGCACATTCTTTAGTATTAGGACATCTTAATTATTGCTTAATTTCTGCGGATATGATACCTGGATTATATGGTTTCCCAGATTATAATATGCCTTTAGTACATCTTGTAAGGGAATCATTAACATATCTGGCGAGTACAGGGGATAGAATACCACCGTATTTCGAACAAACTGAAGAAACCAAGTTCATTACTAGTGTAAGCAATTTACCTTTCGTAGATCCGACCATGGCCGGTATTCACGAAATTTATATTGGGAAACCGATAGATGGGCTAGCCGTCGACGGGACACCGGCACAGCTTGGTGGGACTATGGCACGCCAGGATTCAATACCATTCCCCCCACCCTCTTCCCCCAGTTATTTACCCATGGATCGGGATTATCATCTTAAAAAGAATATAGGTAAATCCTTACAGAGTTACCCTTCATCGGGGTTAGTTATCGGTGCTCAAGAGACGGATAGTGGTTCTGATAGTGGTTCTGATAGTGGTTCTGATAGTGAATCTGATATTGAATCTGATAGTAAATCAGCGGGCTCTCCTATGAGTCATCGGATTATTGATCCCGGGGAGGTCGTTTCTGATACGAGTGATGATATGAGTGTTGATACTACCGAAGAATCTCCTAATCCTTCTAAATATTCCAAATTTTACGACTTCGTTAAAGATATAACTGAATTGATTCAGAATGTGCCGGGGGATAAGGTTAATCATAAGGTTAATCATGATATAATATTGAGTTCAGTATTTTCAGGAGATGTATCTATTTATCAAGAAGAAATGAGTGAAACCGACCTCAATCTTTCCGGTTCATCTAAAAAGAGAAAAAAACAAACTAAAAAGAAAAAGAAAGATAAAAAGAAAAAGAAAAAGAAAAAGAAAAAGAATCCTATTCAAACTAAGAAAAAAGGTAGAGTCCGAGGAAGATCTTTTTATTCAGAATCTAAAAAGAAAAAAAAACAAACTAAAAGAAAAAAGAAAAAAAAGGATAAAATATTAATAGATATTAGTGGTTTAAGAGAATCTTTATCTTAATCTGTTACTCAATCGGTCAATAATCTTGGACCCATGCTCATAGACATTAATTCTTGAATAAGAAGCTTACACGCATAAGGGATATATACTTTCGTAAAGTTAGAATAATTATCACATTTCTTACATTCAAATATACCTTCTTCACTATTACCTGGTGAAATTAATTTACAACAATTACAGATATACATTGAATATTTATCTGAAACATCTAACATTCTTTCTTTTAAGAAGTATGATGAACCATGTGATATCATACAATCTCTCTCCATTTCTCCGAATCTCAATCCACCATGACTCGAACGACCCTCTGCTGGTTGTCTGGTCATTGCGACAATGGGACCACCGGCCCTACTATGAACTTTATCACCCGACATATGTTTCAATCTCTGATAGTATGTTGGTCCCATAAATATCTGAGTTTTCATCTGTTCCCCTGTCATTCCATTATATAAAGTTTCATTTCCTGTTCCATCGAAACCCTGATTTTCAAGTATCTCAATTAAATCATTAACATCTGTATTATTAAATCCCGACCCATCTCCTTCATAACCAAGGATAGCACAAGACTTACCTAAAATACATTCTAAAAGTTGAGCGATTGTCATTCTACTTGGAATAGCATGAGGATTAATGATAATATCTGGAATAATTCCATCTTTAGTAAATGGCATATCTTGGGGTAAGTAAGTCATCCCTATTGTACCCTTCTGACCATGCCTACTTGAAACTTTATCGCCTATTTCGGGGACACGTGGACTTCTTACTCGGACTTTACAGAAACGGTATCCATCTCCATTTATACCTATGAAATTACCATCAATATATCCATCTTCATTTTTCTTAATACATGTACTACTATCCCTATAATCGTAATCGGGGTTATTTTTTAGTGGCATAACTTTTCCAATAATCATATCGTTTTCTTCTACTCGTGTATCTTTTCTAACGAAACCATCATCTTGTAATTTACTGTAGTCCCCATATTTAGAGAAAAGAAGTTTACTTTGATCGGGTTTGCAGAATATATCTTCATCCCCACTTAACTGATTTTTTTCCTCCTCGCTCTTGTAAGTTCTATAAAAGGTTGAATTAAATAAACCCCTATCTATGGCACCCTGATTAATAATAACCGAATCCTCCTGATTATATCCTGTATAAGTTGCAATGGCTATGATTGCATTAATACCATTAGGCATTGAATTGAAGTTAAAATATTTCATCATCTTAGTATTAACAAGAGGTCTCTGTGGATAATAGAGTATATGGGAAAATGTATCATATCTATTTGAAATATTCGTGCAATGAATACCGATTGCCTGTTTTCCCATCGCAGATTGATATGTATTTCTTGGAGATTGATTATGATTTAGGAAAGGAATACAGGATGCTAATGCTCCTATAATTAATCCTGGTTTTATTTCACAATGAGTATAATTTTCTTTATTATTTTTATCGATATTCTTATAATCCATCATTATTAGACAATTTTCAATCTCGGATGTATCTATATAATCGATATATTTTGAAAGACCCATCAAATATGCCTTAGACCATGTTTCTTCTTTATTTAAGATAACCATTATATCATCACAATTGCTATATGTTTCTCTTGTAAATAGAGGTCTAATACATCTACCTCTATCTGTAAATATAAAGATTGAGTTTTCTTTTATACACCAATAAATTGAATTGTGGGGATGAATTAAATTTGCTTTTCTCTTAGTTTTAAATAATTTAATAAATTCAACGGGTTCCGAAACATATCCAATCCATTTACCGTTGATTAATAATTTAATATAGTCTTTTTTATTGTATTTAAATATATCTAGTTCTCTAAATGTAATTATAAAATCATCCATTATCTCTAGAATGAGTTCGGGATTATAATATGTCGTTATTTCACACATCATTGACAAGTTTTTAACTACACCAACAGATTGTCCCTCGGGTGTTTCAACAGGACATATATAACCCCATTGAGACGAATGAATTTTTCTGGGGGGTATAAGTTTCCCCGTATTATCAACGGGAGTTGATATTCTTCTTAGATGCGAGAGAGTGCTCATGAAAGTTAATCTATTTAATACCTGTGAAACTCCTTGTTTATTATTATTATTCTTAACACCCCAATTACCCGTGGCCATTGCTCCTTTTAAAATATTTTCTATATATGTCTTTTTAATAATTTTATGTATATTAAATTCATTTATTATGTCAGCATAATCATCTTTTATGTTCCATATACCCGAATTTACTTCTTTCGTTATAAATACTTTCATATCTTTAACAACCTTATTTATACCCTGAATAGTTAGATTCCCGAGCAAGACCCCACATGTCTCTATCCTCTTATTTAAGTACGAATCTCTGTCACTTGGAGGTTCTACATCGAGATAACACTTTAATAACTTATTTATCATTAAACCTGTGAAATATAACTTTTCTAAATTACTATCTAGATGGGGCAGATATTCTTTTTCAAGTATATTCTTGCAATAATTAATTTTGATTGATGCATTAAATTTATTATTAGAGTTTATTTTCTTACTTATATACTTAATTGACTCCACTTGATCCGAAATATCGCGATTTTCTTTTAAGGACTTCATTACTATTTTACATAATTGTGCATCTAATTCTGAATTATCATTATCTATTATAAAGTATAATATTTCTTTATCTGAATAACAACCCAGAGCCCTGAATAATATTGACATCGGTATTTCTTCTTTAACATGAGGGATAGATGCATAAATTAAATTATCGTATATACATGATTTATTCGTTATCTTTACAGATATTGTTTTGGTGATACCGAAAGTATTATCTCTTGAAGATCTTATCTCAGATACATATGCATACTTTGAATTCGCTTTACTCCGGTACACTTGAATAATATTTGGAGTTATCTTTTCTTGTGAAATTATAACTTTTTCGTTCCCATTAATAATAGAATAACCACCGCAATCGAATGAACACTCGGAATTAATATCTTTAAAATAATTACAGTAATTTGACTTTACAACAACGGGTATTTTTGTTAAAACTATATCTTTAATTAATCTTGGGGGTAAATTTATAATTTCATTATTGTCATTTATTCTTATTTTAATAGATAGATCTATAAATACAGTTAATGAATATGTAAAATTTCTCAATCTGGCGATACTTGGAGTCATTATTTTCGTACAACCATTATTTTCCGTATATCTTGGTTTTTCTATGTCTAATTTTACGATTTCTATTTTTATATTCTCAATTCTATTATCTGTAAATGATATATCAAGTGGGAAGAACTGTGATAATATCATTGGTAAAATATTTTCAATATAATCATTATAAGAATCTATCTGATGGATAGCTAAAATATTATCTTGATTGAAATATTTATCAATAAGAGCATTGATAATTTTTTCGTTTATCATATTAGATTAATTTAATAATTTAACTTTATATTAATAAATCAAATTTTTATTGACAGCGCCATATTATGCAATTCTATGTCGTTTATATCTATTGTATCAAATACACTATCTATATGTACTTGTTTTTTATTTAGTTTTTTTTCTATATAATCCGAATATCCTGGAAATATATTGTAAGTTTTACAGAATGTATAAATATTTAGATATCTTTCTCTGAAAACTTTATAATCATCCATTAAATTATCATCCGACGCCATTAATTCATATCTTTCAAATAATTTCTGACCTTGAATAATAATAATGAATCCTTGAAGGAGCGTTGGATCAATTAATAAACCTTCTATCCGACAGAATTCTATGATTGCCTTTAATAAAACAATAGGAGATAACTTCCAAGGTTCTAGATCTTTTAATCTGGTATTCGTGAATTCTCTTATTTTATCTGTATATTCTGTATCTTTATCTCTTTTATCATAAATAATTGCATAATACATTATTTTACATAAATTATCTAATGATACCTCGTTGGTTTCTCTATTAGATGATTCGAATGTATCTGTCATTAAATCACCCATTTCGTCGAATTGAGATTGATCTTGTTTCCAACAGAAACCGAAATCATAAATTACTATTTTACATTCATTATCATCAACTCTTACTCTCCAATTCCCGGGATGAAGATCCCCGTGATTGAAATTTTCTATCATCTGGTTTTCTCTTACGAATAAATGATAAAGATTCGCAAATTTATTTATTTTATAATCATTTAATTTTTCATCATCGATGCTTACACCTGGTTCATAAGACATTATTAAAATTGTTTCGCTTATTTTATAAATTGTCGGGATGACTATATATTCATTGTTTTCATAAAATCTTTCAAAATGAAGAATATTATTCGCTTCATTTACGAGATTCGTCTGATCTAAAAATTGATCGATAAAATTAAATATATCAATGGGCATTATTTTAATTGTTTTATCCCTGATGCATGGGAATAATAACCAGAATTTAATAAACCATTTAAAAAAAACAATCTGAGATCCAACATTCGGGTGAAGTATTTTTAATACCTTGTGTTCGTTTTTCTTTTTATCATTTATAAGGTATGCTTGACCTATACTACCCGATCCAATAGTTTTTATTATTTCGTATTTTTCTTCTATATTTTCATTAAATACTCTTATATATTCTTCTTTCGTATATTCTATATCGTGCTCAGGACATTTTTCGTAGAAATTTTCTAATTTATTTAACCATTCGGGTTTGTTATTCTCAATTATTTCACTTGTTTCAAGATGAATTAATTCTAATTTAGGAGTTATCCATTGGCAGAATTTTATCATAACAGCCCCACAATTTGAAACATTTTCTAATACATTATCTAATAATACGGAATCATAATCCTCCGATTCCATACAATAACCATAATAACACCATAGACTATGAATTAATTTTATATGTGAAAATAATTTACAGAAAAAAGACATTATAAATTATAATAAGATATAATTTTTTAAATGAATTTAAAAGATTTGTGTTTATTTTATAATAAAAGTATATTCTAGATAACCATAATGACTACAATTCAAAAAAATATTAAAGATCTCATTTTTTTTTATATCAAGACGAATTATAATAATTACCTTGAGGAGAATAAATTAAAAACTATACCCAATGATATGATCGATACAGTTATATCTAAATTATATACAGAAAGGAAAGAACACTTGAAAGTTTTCATCAAAGAATCACTCAAGAAATTATTAAAAGGTGAATACCCCGGAGATCTCGTAGTCTTAAATATATTATTAGAAATATTTTCCGATGATGAATTATGTAAAAATAGATTAATAACGGAAATAAAATTACATCAACAACAGATTAACAATGGACAGAATGATTATTCAAAACTATTTTAGAGATATTCTTGAAATTAAAATATATCATATAATAGATATGAGCTTATCAACTAAATTAAACGAAAATGCTATTCAGATTAAAAAAAAAACACAGACGGGGGGCGATAAAAAGTTAAGTCCAATGTCGCAGAATTATAAAAAATATTTACAAGGAGGATCCATTGATAAATTAAAAGAAAAATCAACCGATATTAAAAAAGATAAACCCCAATATCCCCCGGATAAATCACCTAAAAAAATAAATATTGTAAGGAAAAAAGGTGATCCGGATATAAAAATAATCCATAAAAAGGGAAAAAAGAATAAACACAAATTTACAAGGAAAAAACCTAGTAAAATTAAAATAAAAGATATAAATGAAATTGAAAAACAGATAGAATTATCTAATAAAAAATCCAATACTAAAATGGAATTAGTAGAAGATATAAAAAAGAAAACAGAAGAGGGGACAAAGAATAAAGGGACTAAAGAGACTAAGGGGACTAAAGGGGCTAAAGGGACTAAGGGGGCTAAAGGGACTAAAGGAACTAAAGGGACTAAGGGGACTAAGGAGACTAAAGAAAAACCGAAAATTTCACGAAATAAAAAAAAACACAGTCACAGAAATACTAAGAAAAGTAATAAAAAACGGATTAGTTTTAAAAAATCAAGTATTTCTCAGAAGGATATCCATAGAGTTGAAACTAAGATAAAAGAAATAAGATCAAAAAAAACAGATGAAATTAAAAAAGAATTAGAGGATAGTGGTATTAAAGTTTCCGGAAAAAGTAAAAGATTATTAAAAGATATATATCTTTATTCCAAGGTTTGTAATATTAATATTCAACACGAAAAATAATATAATATATTCTAATATATTTCAATGAGTGAAGATAAAAAAATATCCGTAGATGAATTAAATATTTATTGTTATAAAGATCAAATTTATGATATAATTAATACACTTGATTTAAATAATGAGACTGAAAAGAATATATTAAGAAGTAGATTCCTAGCAGAGGTATTATCATATGAAAAAAGAAGAAATAATACTAAAAAATACTATGATGTATTTAGGTTCTTGGTAACAACCGGATCCATTCTATTACCTGCCATTTTATCAATGGGACAGATGGATCCAGCGAAATTACCCAAAAATTTTGAAAATATAAGTTATTGGACATCTTGGACCATTTCTTTAATGGTCACAGCATGCAATGGATTTTTACAATTATTTTCACTTGATAAGAATTACTTTGAGTATGCTATTACAACAGAACAGATGAAAACCGAAGGTTGGCAGTTCTTTCAATTATCTGGTAAATATGACGATTTCGAAGATCATAAAGAAGCATATAAACCATTCTGTAAAAGTATTGAAAATATAAAAAGAAAACAAGTTGAAAAAGAATTCCCTGGGAAAGCAGATGTTAATAAAGGTAAAAAAGAAGGAAAAAAGAGTTTTAATTTTGAACAAGAATTGTTAAAAAATTTACCCCAACAATACAATAATAAATTAGACGAATCAATAGAATCTAAAAATAAAATAATGGATGAAAAAATGGATAAATTACTCGATTTATTCAATAGCGGTCAGACAACAGTTCAATCAACCGTTCAATCCGGACAACAATTAGCATCAACAATAGGTAATGTTAAAGAATTATTAACTTCCACTGAAGTGGAACCCAAGGTAACTATCTCCGAAAATAATCCAAGTAAACCTAAATCTAAATCAACTGACTAAAATATTATATATTTTATCAAATAATCCTTTCTCATTGTGTTTTATTAAATATTGTATATTATCAATCATAGTCTTATTTAATTTTTCTGTTATAAGATTTAATAATCTTAATATTTTTACGAATATATATAAATCTTCATTGATATAATAATTAGGTCTAAATTTTTTAGAAAATGAACTAAAAAACATGGATGCCATATCTTTCTTTATATGAATTATATCCTTTTTATTGAAAGCATTACACGCCTTTATATCATTTAAAACAGCACCGATAAATCTTCTATTTCTTTTACAATTTTTATTAATTTCAGATATTCCGAAATCAATAATTTTAATGTTATATTTACCGACATTTATTTTTTCCCCATTAATAAATGAAAAATCTAATATTAAATTACTTTTACTCTTGATTATTAATATATTTTTCGTATGTATATCACAATGTCTTACTTTATTTTTATTTATCATAGCTAAATAATAAAAAATCTGTAGTGCTAAATTATAAGAATTTATATTCTTATCTTTATTGGATTTACAATTTCCCCGAATATAATCACTTAATTCTATCGGTTTATCGATTGATTCCATTATCATATATTTAAACTTACCCTTTTTATCTGAAAATGGTATATTAATTGTATCCCCGTAAGAAAATAATTCAGGGACCATCATATTATTCTTAAATATCTTGCAATGTTTATTGTGTAATTTTATTTCATGATTCGCGGATTCGTGATCCATAAATATTTTTATAACATATTCTTTCTTATTATCTTTTATAAGATAAACTAAATCACCACTTTTACCTCCACTAAATTTTTTTATTAATTCTATTTTAATTTTATTTCCTTTACTAATTAAAATAGATTTTTTATCATCTATATTTTCTATTGATATATTTCCTTTTATTGTATCAATAGTTTTTAGGATTTTATTTTTATTTTTAGTTTTATTTTTATTTTTATTTTTATTTTTAGTTTTATTTTTAGTTTTATTTCTTTTTCTTTTATATTCTGCGGTGGATTTCGCTGTTTTACCCATTATAATTAATATATATATTTAAATTTGATTTTATTTAAAAACTTGATATTAGATTTATTTAATATGGAGCTAGAAGATTACAAGAAAGAGGAGCTACAGAATCATATTTACAAGACACCAGATACATATGTCGGTGGTTGTGATCTAATTGAAGAAAATCTCCCAATCTATGATGGAAATAATATTGTTTTTAAAGACGGAGAATATATTCCAGCTGTTTATAATATCTATAACGAAATTCTGGTTAATGCTAGAGATCAGATTGTAAGGATTAATCAGAGAAAAAATAAAACCGATAAACCCGTCCATAATCTAAAAGTGACTATTAATAGAGAAAAAGGTGAGATTATCATCTATAATGATGGAACCGGTATTGATATTGCGGAACATCCAACTGAAAAAGATGACAAGGGTAATCCTCTATGGATCCCATCAATGATATTCGGTGAATTGTTAACCTCGGGTAATTATAAGACAGATGAAAAAAAGATTGTTGGAGGTAAGAATGGTTATGGAGCTAAATTAACGAATATCTTTTCCAAGGAATTTGAAATAAAGACAGTTGATCATATTAGAAAGAAAAAATTTATCCAGAAGTTTTCAGAAAATATGAAAATTAAACATAAGCCGAAAATCACAGATACAGATGTAGAACCTTATACCAAGATTACGTGGAAAACGGACTTCGAAAGATTCGGTATCGTAGAATTTAGTGAATATATGATTGATTTAATGTATCGCAGAGTATATGATATCGCTGGAATGACAGATAAAAATGTCAATGTTTTCTTAAATGGAAAGAAAATCAAGGTAAATAATTTTATGGATTATTCGAAGATGTATCTTACTAAAGAAGAAGATTTCGTTTATTCTGAAATAGATAAAAGATGGAAAATAGGTATTTCATTAAGTAAGAAAGATAAATTTGAACAGATATCATTCGTAAATGGTATCGCAACACCGAAAGGAGGAAAGCACGTAGACTCAATTGTGAAGCAATTACTCACAGGATTAAAGACTCTTATAGAAAAAAAACATAAAAAGACGATTCAAGAAAACTACATTAAGAATTATTTAAGAGTATTTATTGATTCTGTTATTGAAAATCCGTCCTTCGATAGTCAGACGAAAGAAAGATTAATTACACCACAATCTAAATTCGGTTCTAAACCCAATATCCCCGAAAAATTTATTAAAGAAATTATTGATAAAACCGATATCGTTGAAAAAGTAATTCAATTTAGCGAATTTAAACTTAATAAAGAAAGTAAGAAAACCGATGGTGCTAAAAGAAATAAAATTAGAGATATCCCTAAATTAGATGATGCTAATTGGGCCGGAACAAGGAAATCAGATGAATGTATTCTAATCTTAACTGAGGGAGATTCGGCGAAGTCTATGGCGGTATCTGGTTTATCTGTTGTCGGGAGAGATAAGTATGGTGTATTTCCTCTTAAGGGTAAGGTTATGAATGTAAAAGATGCATCCAAGCCACAGATTATGAATAACACAGAAATTACCAATATGAAAAAGATTATTGGTTTAGAAACGGGGAAAGTTTATAAGAATACTAATTCCCTGAGATATGGAAAAGTAATGATTATGACAGATCAAGATCATGATGGTTCTCATATTAAAGGTCTTGTAATGAATGTGTTTCATACTTTATGGCCTTCTCTATTAGATTTAGGTTTCCTTACATCTATGATTACTCCTATTATTAAAGCGACGAAGGGGAAACAGGTTCAATCATTTTACACATTGACCGAATATAATGATTGGAAAGAAAAAACTAACGGCAAGTGGCATATAAAATATTATAAAGGATTGGGAACAAGTAACGCGAAAGAAGCAAGAGAGTATTTTCAGAATATTAAAATGAATAATTATATTGTTAATGAACTAACAGATAATTCTATGAATCTTGCTTTCAATAAGAAATTAGCAGATGATAGAAAAAAATGGTTATATAATTACGATGAAAATATTATTCTTGATCACAATGAAACAGAGGTTCCTATTGATTCATTTATCAACAAGGAATTAATTCATTTTTCAAATAGCGATACATTTAGATCAATTGGTTCTGTATATGATGGTCTTAAGCCCAGTCAGAGAAAGATCCTTTATTCCTGTTTTAAAAGGAACTTATATTCGGAAATTAGGGTTGCTCAATTATCAGGTTATGTAAGCGAAAATGCGGCATATCATCACGGAGAAATGTCTTTACAATCAGCAATTATCGGTATGGCTCAAGATTTCACGGGTTCAAACAATATTAATCTTCTCATGCCGAATGGTCAATTCGGTACGAGAATTATGGGGGGACATGATTCTGCGAGTTCTAGGTATATTCATACAGAATTAAATAAGATCGTTGATATATTATATCCTCGTTCTGACTTCGATTTATTAAGTTATACAGAAGATGATGGTGTAAGGGTTGAACCCAAGTATTATGTTCCCATTATTCCGATGATACTTATTAATGGCATGACTGGTATTGGCACTGGTTTTAGTACATCTATCCCCAAATTTAATCCATTGGATGTCGTAAAAAATATAGAAAATAGACTAAAAGGAAAAGAATATGAAGAAATGAAACCCTGGTATAATAACTTTAAGGGTGAAATTATTAAAATTAATGATACAGATTTCGTTTCAAAGGGTAAGTACGAAGTATTAACACCAACATCTATTAGAATTACAGAGTTACCTATTGGAAAATGGACGGATGATTACAAAAACTTCTTAGATTCTCTATTACCAGAAGAAAAGAAAAAGAAGAGTAAAGAAAATGAAAAAATTAAGAAATCAAAAGTAAAACAACATATCATTGATTACACCAATAATTCATCTGATAAAGAAATTGATTTTACAATTATTGTTCCTCTTGGATTTATCCATAATTTACAATGGAGTGAAGATCCACATATTGATGGAATTGAAAAATATTTTAAATTATATACAACGAAGGGTCTTTCATTGAAGAATATTCATCTTTACGATAAAGAAAGAATTGTTAAATATAAATCCGTTAAAGATATAGTTGATGTTTTCTTTCAAGAAAGATATGATTTATATTCTTTAAGAAAAGATAAACAATTAAAAGATCTAAAAAATGAACTAGATATTAAAGAAAATAAGATTAGATTTATTAATGATGTAATTGAAGAAAAGATAATTATCTATAAAAAGAAGAGAGAAGAAATATTTCAGAATCTACTAAAATTAAAATATAAACAGATTAAGGATAAATATATTCAAGAAAAGATTAATACTACGAATAAAATCGGTTACGATTATCTAGTTAAGATGTCAATTTATTCATTCACAGAAGAAGAAATTACGAAACTTCAAGGGGAATATGATAAGATTAAAAAGGAATATGGGGAACTTCTGGAAAAGAAGATTGAAGATATTTGGTTAGATGAATGTAAAGAATTAAAAAAATTTTACAATAAAGTTAATCCTTAAGAAAATAAATCTAATATAGATTTATATATGTCCCTTTATCAGAAAAGTAATCCTAATTTACCCAACTATGAATCTCAATTCTCAGTTAGAGATATTGACCGCGATGTTGTAACGACGATGAATCAAGTTGATTATTATGATTATGATATAACCGAAAAAAGACTTGTATCTGGACCAAGTGATAGTGGAATTCTTGCACCAGTTGAATTAGATTCTGGTCTTCCACAGAGGAGGACCGATACTTCTAATAATCCCGAGGATAGAGAAATAATTGGTCCGGATTTTATTTTAGGAGGTGATAATACTTCTTTAACGCAAAGAATAGATTCTGTGAATAATGGTAGAGTAGGTGATATTGAAGTTTTAGATTTTAATCTACCCAAGGAGGGTGATATTGTTATTAATAAGGATAATCAAGATACTTCTGTTAAGGGTATAGTAGAGAAAACTGCTGTCAGTGATGTATTTTTTTCTGATATGAATATTGATGTTATTCATAAATCTATAAGATATGGTGTTAATCAGAGAACGGGTAAAGTTGTTGCAAGACAATCAGATAATACTATTTATATTGTTATGCGTTCTATACTCTTACAATACGCGAATTTTAGAGTAGGGACGGCTGATTTAGCGGAAGAAATTAGAGCATTAAATTCGAGAGTCATTGAATATTGTGCGGATAATATTTCATCAAATGTTCAACAATATGTTGGTTATATTAAAGATTTAGAAAAATTACCCGTCCCGATGGATAGACCTGTATATCATAATAAGAATAATTTCACATATGATATTTCTAATCTGTTGTAAATTGTTGTAAAATTATTTTCTATATATATATATATATATATTATGCCACCGAAAATGAATAGCAGAAAACCCGAATATTTAGCAGAACAACGGGGCACCTCACCAGCAACCAAGTATCCTGCTACGACGCTCGCGATGGAAAGAGGGCGGAAGAATCATATGGATAGAATTGATATGCGCTTAGAACAGGGTAACAACGAATTGAAGAAAATGGAACAGGAGAAGACACAAATGACTGCATACTGGAAAGCCAAGAGGCAGGAGCATGAGCAAGCTATGGCCGAGCTTCATGCTCAGGCCGAGCTCAAGCTGGCCGAGCCGAAGACCCGGGAAGAAAATGTAGGGAAGGCTGCGGAACAAGGGGGACAAGGGGGAAAAGGGGAACAAGAGAAACAAGGGGGGGGATATAAAAAGAAATCCCGGAAATCCAACAAATCAAAAAAGAAATCCCGGAAATCAAGAAAAAAAAGAAGAAAAAAGAGAACTAAAAGAAAGAGATCTAAAAGAAGATAAAACTTAAAACTATATTCTTTAACTTTACTATGTATGAAAAATACTTCTTAGAAAAAGAACAATTAGATATTATCTCTAATTGGTCTCATAAAAATGTACCTCTTTTTATCTGCGGTCATTCCGGTTCAGGAAAGACCTCCTTAGCGAAAGAGATCCTCCGAGACAGAGTCATTACTCATGTTGATTCACTTTATATGAAAAATAATACAGATATTTATGAATATATTCTGAATATCATTCAGAAACGAAATATAACGATGATGTTCGAACAGAAAAAAGAAAAAAGAGGTCTTTTAATTGATGATATAGATATTTTTTACAAACATGATAAGAAAATATTTAAATCTATAATAAATCTATTAAGTTCAAAATTATATGATACGAAAGTAATCTTGACAAGTTCAATTAAGTTTTTAAATAATAGATCCTTAAATAAATTATCTTATTCGAGATTATTTTTAGTTTATGATAATCATAAGATCCATAAAATATGTAAAAATATATGCTCAGAAAAAAATATAAATTTATCTCTTATTAAAAAACAAGAATTAATTAAAAGATCTTCTAACAATATAAACACATTGATATCATTATTAACATCCGTAAAACAGGAAATAATAACGAGTGAATTAGATAATTACGATGAAGAAGAAATATTATACGAAAATCTTTTTAAAAAGAATTATAAGTTGAAAGATCTTGTTAGAATATATACTCCTAATAAAACTAAGATATCATTGGATCTTTTAGAAAATATATTTGATATGACCGATGATATAAAGGTAATAAAGAATATTTACGATTATTATTCATTATCCGATATATTTGAAACGAGATGTATTAATTATTATGAAATTCAAGAATATGATACAATATTGACTATTTATAATTTTTATAGTAAAATAAAATCGTTTAATCTAAAAAATAAAAACTTTATACCGAATAAATATATAAGTAAATCATTAATTCATGTTTATTCTCTGAAAATGAATCATCATAATGATTTAATTTATTTTTATCTTTATCTGGTTCACACGAATACCTATAATAAAAATACAATCAATGAATTATTAAGATTAGATAAGAATACCTTAAATGTATTTATCAAAACATTTAATTTTTATTACAATGGTAAGATTAAATGCGGAAAAATATATAAATTATTAGATAAATGAAAGATGAAAATAAAGAAATTCAACCGGAGATAAAATCTTCCGAAAATGAATCTAATTTGGAAAATATTAATAAAGAAATAAATAATAATTTAGATTCAATTGATTCATTCATAAATAAATTTATAGATAAAATAGAATTAAAAGATCTTTTAATAATTGGTTTAATAATTATAATTTTAAGTTTAATAAGTTATTTCGTTTATTATAAATTTTTTAGATTCGTTGTAGATGAAACATTATTTGACAATATGGCAATGTATTATATAAATTTAGACAGATCTTCTAATAGAAAAAGAAGTATGGAAATAATGTCCGCGAAAAAAGGTATTAATCCCGAGAGATTTCCGGGTATAGATGGTAAATTATTAGATTTAGATGATCCTAAATATGAAAAGGCTTTAAAGAAAATAAAATGGTGGTTTTTAGTTGATAATAAAAAAAATGTAGGTCATTTCGGGTGCTATTTAAGTCATATGGGTATATTTGAAAAATTTCTAAAAACCAATAAAGAATATTGTTTTATATTAGAAGATGATGCTGAGATCTTAGTAACCGATATAAAACAAGAAATAATAAAAAATATGAATAATTTACCAAGAGAATGGGATATATTACTCTTGGGTTATGAAGTTAATGGTGGACCTAATGGTTATAAAGAAGTTAGAGAAGGAAATAAAGATACTAAACTTAAAAATGGTCTTTTAAATCTTAATTATTTTACAGGATTACAGGGTTATATAATTAATAGAAAATCAGCTAAAAAATTAATCGAGAATTTACAAGAGTTGGATTGGATTATTGATTGGAATATGTGTTATTTAGCTAAAAGAGGTATATTAAATATATATGGTGTATATCCCCCAATAGTATGTCAACCCGCGGTTCATATGATACAGATAAATGATATAGATTATAAATATAATTGTCAAGTAAGATTTGATACTCTTACGAATAAATAAACTATCCCTTGATGCCAACTATTTTTTGGGTTTCGTTAATTTATATGTTGTAACGATTTCTCTATTCGTCCATATAAGATCAATCGCCTCATCAACTTTTTCCGATTCAGCGATAATCTTGGATAAATTTTCCCTTATATTGATCTTATTGATTGGTTTTTTAGTATTTCTTTCATTACATCTTAATTTTCCTGTATTCGTATTTAAATCAGTAATATTAAAATTTACCATGAATTTAGTAATTTCGGGTTCTAATTCTTTATTTCTAATTTTCTTTAATTCTCTTGCTTGTTTTTCTAGAATTGCTATTTTTTCGTCTAATTCAAGCCATTTACCAACTTTCAATTTAAATCTCTGTAATTCTTCATTGGGTATTTCCTGTAATGTATTCATTATAGGATATTTAATATTTAAAGTTTTAAATTATTTAATTAAACACTTAAAAAAAAAGTAATATTAATAAATAAAATGTCTAAATTAAAAGATAAACCTCTTAAAAAATGCCATACCGATTCTAGGAAAATGATCGATGATATACATAATGAATATGTTAAAGACTTAAAAGATGACTGTTTACATAAATATTATCTTGATAATGGGGTTATACTCGATGAGTATTATTCAGATAAAAGTATAAATAAATCTTCAAGTAATTCCGGAATATTAACATATTTTGAAGTCAATAAAAATGAAAAAGAAAATGAAAAAACTAATATAATTAATAATTATATGAAAAATGTGGATGAAAATATTATAAATGACAAATATACAGAATATAAATACGATAAATGCGATTCGTGTAATATAAATTTAAATATAAATGAAAAATGCGGATATCTTGAATGCACGAATTGTGGTTTAATCGTAGATATTATTGTGAACAGTGATAAAAATTCATATAACGATCCACCCAAGGAAATAAATTATTTTTCTTATAAAAGAATAAATCATTTTAATGAATGGTTGGCTCAATTCCAGGGGAAGGAAAATACCGATATCCCGGATAATGTTTATTATAATATAAAAAACGAAATCAAAAAAAATATTAATATGGATGTTAAAGACATTACTTATAATCAGGTAAGAGATATACTAAAGAAATTAGATTATAATAAATATTACGAAAATATACCATATCTTATAAATATTATAAGCGGTAAAAAAACACCAAAACTAACAAGAGGAGAGGAGGAAATATTGAGATCATTATTTAAGGAAATACAGATACCCTTTATGAATAATTGTCCTCCAACTCGTAAAAATTTTTTATCTTATTCATATGTTTTACATAAATTCTGTCAGTTATTAGAATATGATAATTTACTTAGTTATTTCCCACTTCTTAAGAGTAGAGAAAAACTACAACAACAGGATGATATATGGAAAAATATATGTAAAGATCTAAAATGGGAATATATACCTAGTACTTAATCGCGATCTTCAACCCTGACATAATTAGGATAACACATATCTAAAAGTGCCATAGTTGTAGATGCTATTAATCCAACATAAATAGCGTGATTCTGTAAAACCCCACAAGTGGGTATAATTTTAGTTGACAATGTGACAACTACGAATAATGTAATATATCTTATTATATTTTGATAATTAAGATCAATATCTATCATTTATATAATATTAAATATTTTAAGTTTAATACTTAAAAAAATAATTATAATTTCTTTTATAATGAGTGAAGAAAAGAAAATTGATTATCTGGAAGTTGATCAGAATATCCCCGGTCAGAATTATGTCTGTATGTCTTTTTTATCACCTGAAACATTTATTCAGAACAGAGAAGCATTTAATACTGCCAAATTCCTCCAATCATATTGTAAAGATCAGAATTTAAAATTTGAAGAGGTTTATGATAAGTATAAAGATTTCACATATAAGCATGAAGAACAGCTACAGAGAGATTACGATGAAAAGAATGAATTCCAGACAAGTCTTAGAGGTGTTAAGATTCGGGGTGTATTCGATAGTAGACAAGAAGCAGATGCGAGAGCTAAGAAATTATCAACGATAGATAGTTCATTTCATGTATTTATCGGTCAAGTAGGATACTGGTTACCGTGGGATCCTAATGCGGATAAAGTATCCGATGAGGTATTTCAGAATAGTCAATTAAATGATATGATGGAAAAATATCAAGAAAATAATGTTAATCGTGATATCTTTTACGAAGAACAGAAAAGAGAGAAAATTAAGGCCGCACAGGAAGAAGTTGCATTATCCAAGAAAAAGAAACTTGAAGAAGAAGCAGAGGAAAAAAGAGCACAAGAGAAAGTTAGAGAAATCGAAGATATTCAAGATCCTATTTCCGAAACCGAATCCTCTCCTGAGCCTGAAACCGAATCCTCTCCTGAGCCTGAAACCGAACCCTCTCCTGAGCCCTCTCCTGAGCCTGAAACCGAATCCTCTCCTGAGCCTGAAACCGAATCCTCTCCTGAGCCTGAAACCGAATCCTCTCCTGAGCCTGAAACCGAACCCTCTCCTGAGCCCTCTCCTGAGCCTGAAACCGAATCCTCTCCTGAGCCCGATGAGGTAAAAGCGGGTGGGGGGATCCCAACAAGTGATAATAAATTAGATAAGGATTTAACAGATTCACTCGAAACCGATGATCCCTGGATGCAACAGAAATTGAAACAATAATCAATATTTAATTATTCTATAAAATAAATCATGATTGAGACATTACTTGTTTTAGGATGTATCATTTTTTTTATATTATTAGCAATGGCGTTCCAAGAAAGGAGTATTATGTATAAAGATTACGCTACATCGTGTAATATAACATATTTACCGAAAAAAGAAAAATTTTTTATGGGAGGTCCGTCTAATTTTAATTCTTCCCCTTATAATATTAAAACAAGAGAAACTCGGAAACTAGAATTGGAACAATTGAAATCAGATGAACTAAAAGCAGAAATATTTAATCATGAATACACCGAAGAAAATATTAATAATATTTATTCCACTAATTACGATGAATTCGATGAGTTGACCAATGAACAATTAATAGAAATTATCCTTGATATTGAGTCAGATTCATTTAAAAAAGATATATCACCTGATAATTATGAAAGTGATACATTTTTAGACAAGATAAATGATTAAAAAAAATAAATTATTTAATATAAATGAGATTGAGTTTATTAATGTTCGTTATTGGTGTAATGTTCGTCGTTTCGGGTTATGTTCAAGATAATGATCCTCATTGTAAACCTAAAACTGAAGTTAGAATTATACCCAGGAGTGTTTACGATCAATTAATACAAGATTCAACATTATAAATAAATTTATTTACAGATTCTATAATATTTATATTCACCACATCTTTCACTTCTTCTTGTTATTTCGCATATGTCTCCGGGACATAATCGAATTAATTTCGCCATGGGGTCATTTCTAAAAATAATCGGCAACTGATCTTTCGTAGCATTTACCTTTTTTAATATCTTTTCTATTTCTTCTTCATTTCGGATACACAAGTGTTTCGGTACAGTAACATTTAAACTAATATCAAATGATATATTATTAATACAGAATAAATGGACATTTCTAAAATATTCATTTTTATATTTTTCTTTATTTAATTTTTCGTTTTCATCGATAATATTATCAGATAAACCATTAATTTTCAATTGTTCCTGACCGAATTTATACAGATCCTCTCCGGCTTTTTCCAGATTTTCACTTATTTTTTCCGTTAATACTAATATTACACTGTCTTCGGGTTCAATTGATTCCTCTATATATAATTTATTGATTTTATCGGCGCATTGTTTCGTAACCTTCAACGGATTGGAATTAATTTCCGGAAAGTTATAATATATAATATGCAAGTTATGACCTGTAATTTTAGAATGTTCGAGGGTAATATTTAGATTTCCCGCTTTACCGAATGATAGGGGATTTTTAGAATTTTTAAGATTGTATAGTTTTTCTATTTCTTCATCCGAATAATCGGATATAACTGAAACATCCCACTCCGATTCTAAAAACTTCTTAAATAAAGAACGTGATTTATTGATTTTGTGAACGTAACTCATTATATATTAATACTAAAATATTAATTTTAAATATCAAATTTAATTTTAAAATGGATATGGATTAGTTCGCCCAACCGGACCATGGGGCAAAGATTTATACCCTGCTTTTTTACCTCTTGACCTTGATCTCCTTGGTTTTTTATTTTTTTTCGTCTGATTCGCTCTTTTTTTTCTAGACCCCCCTCCCAGTTTTTTAGAGTGTTTAGAAGCTTTTTTTCCTTTCTTCTTAGAAGGTTTCTGTCCTTTCTTTTTATGTTTCTTCTTTTTAGAAGCTTTTTTTCCTTTCTTTTTAGCACCCGAAAATCTTTCAAAGGGGTCGTCGACAAGCAACCGATCCATTACTTCCTTAAATTTTACCGGATCATTTTTAAATCTTTCAGCCATCAATTTTCTTTTCACATTTTTATAATGTTCGTCATTCTCTGTTTTCCTTTCTAAAAATCTCTCATGCTCTTGATCGGCGTCAAAAGTGGAATACGCCCCACCACCTATCATTCCACGACAAGTACTCATTTATAATTTAACTTAGATTTTTTTTTACTTAAAACTATCCAATTAATAATATTTAATGATTATGAAGAATATTTATCTGAATTTAATGAATCTAAATAGATTCGGGAAACTAAATAAACCGATTGCCCTATTAGGAGTTTCAACCGCAATTGGATACTGGATTTATAAAAATACGGACGTTGAAACGAAATTAAACACATTCTTAAATAAATCTCTAACGAACTTAAAACTTGAAAAAGCGAAAGCAGAAAAATCTATTAAATTTAACGATAAGAATAAACTTGTAATTTACAGTAATGAACATTTTTATGATAGTGTTGCGAAGTATCTTTATAAGAAATATCCGGAAAAGATTAATAATTTTTATTATGATGAAGAAAAGATCTTTACATTTAATGAATTTAGATATCGTAGAAAGGAAAAACCTAAGAATATTAAATTATTTAAACCCGAACAATGTAACTTCAATATTTATTATGAATATAATGATGAAGAGCATGAAATTAATATTGATTTATCTTATGTTTTAGATAACAATAATCAGATTGTTAAATTAATGGAGAGCGTTGATTGTTCTTCATATGAAGCATTATTGAGTAAAATTGAGGCAACCTGTGTCAATAAGGAAGCATTAGTTTCTTTTATCGATAGCGCTAGAGCCGATATTAAAAAGGATTACGATGAAACAAAGAAATGTTCCAATGAAACAATGAGAATTTTTTACTATAGAAAAGATTATTGGTCTTTATTAGCGAAAGCCCCCAAGAGACCAATTGAAACAATATACCTTAAAGAAGGTGTGAGAGATTCTGTCATTTCATACATTAATGATTTCTTTTCCAAAGAAACGAGAGATATTTATTTATCATTCGGTATTCCTTATAAGAGTGTATCTTTAATTTACGGTCCACCTGGTTCAGGTAAAACCAGTATTATCAAAGGTATAGCATCTTCATTAGATTGCGACTTATATGTTCTACCAATTACGAAAGATATGCTTGATAATGATTTCGTTGGAGCTTTCTCTTATATTAATGATGAAGAGGAAAAGCAGAAGATAATTGTTATAGAAGATATTGATTCCCTATTTGATGAAAGGAAAGAAGGAGATAATCATAATGGGATTACTCTACAGGGATTCTTAAATTGCTTGGATGGATTCACGTGTATTGAAGGGACAATGTTATTCTTGACCGCGAATAAACCCGAAGTATTAGATTATGCGATTATAAGATCTTGTAGAATTGATCACAAGATAGAATTAGGTTATGCGGATAAATATCAGACGAAAGAAATGTTTGAAAGATTTTTACCTGATCAGAAAGATAATTTTAAAGAATTTTATAATACTATTAAACACAGAGAATATACAACCGCATCTTTACAAGAGTTTTTATTTTACAATAGGAAATGCGATAATATCTTAGATATAGTTGATAAATTTACAGAAATCATAGAAAAAAATGATCCTAAAAACTTCGAAGTCATTAAAGATGAAAATAAGAATTTTTATAGTTAGGGGAGTATCCCAGTAAGAACTCTTTTAGATCACTTTCTTCTGGTAATTCGCTATTATTGTTTCAACAATATTGGATCTTGATCGGTCGTATATCCAGACAATTCATTACATTTAGCATGTGATATTTTTAAGTTCTATGGGGCATCGACCACCCTATTTCCCCGGGATAACAATCTTCCAAGCATTCCGGGCCCCCTCTGCGCCTCCTTCTTGGCCTTCTCCTCCGCATCCTTCCTCGCGAGTCTCTCCTGCATTTCGCGAAACTTCCTATCCTGTTCTTCCTTTTTATTTTTCACCCTCATAGCGACTTCCGCCCTGTTATTTTTTTTGTACTCTTCGGTCCCGGTTTCATGTAGTTTTGTCAAAAAAATAGATCGACCCTTTCTAGCTCGCGCCCTCTCCGCCGTCTCTACTTTTAGCGGTTCAGGGGTTCGAGGGTCCTTGTCTCTCGTGAGCGTGATGGGGTTGAGAACTGTATCTAAAAAATAATTTATGTGTGATAAATCTTTCGTCAAATCACACTCTAAATCATCCACAAATTTACTAAGTTCTTCGCACATTTCCTCAAAAAAATATGAACTAACTTGAAAATTCCCAAGTTGGCGGGTATCTGTACCTACTCTCCTTGTCAATGAGAAAGCAAAAAATATTTCATCGGCGGTCGGAATTGAGCGAGGGGGCGCTGTTACATGTCTCCTCAGGTTACTAAATTCATATATGCCATTGTCTTCATCAGAGTTTTCCCACTCATGCATCAGCCGTGATCCTCCCATCATTTTCATTCCCCTCTTCAATTTCTCCGTTCTCTCTACTGATAGTTGAATTAAATTATACATTTCCATAATTATTGCAGTGTACATTTTATTACGTATTAAGAATCTGAACACGACTCCATCAAACTCGTCACTTCTTACCCTTTCTGCAAAAGTATCAAAAGCGGCTTGTTCACTCTCCGTTAATCCATTTTCATTGTATTCAACTTCTGGCCGTGATCCTCCTATCATTTTCTCCTCTCTCCTTCTCTTTACTGATATTTGAATTAACTCATACATTTTCATAATTATTCCAGTGAAAATTTTATCACGTATTAACGATCTGGACACGACTTGATCAAACTCCCAGAGTCTTACCCTTTTTGCAAAACTATCAAAAGCGGCTTGTTCAATCTCCGTTAATCCATTTTCATTGTATTCGGAATCGGTGCCCCCACCTTTCATTCTTTTCCTAGTTTTCTTAATATAAGATCTCCCTGTTTTTCTGGAAGATCTCTTAGACTTCCTTTTGGTTCTCTTTTTTGACTTTTTCTTTTTAGTTCTTTTCTTAGATTTCTTTCTCTTACCCGCAACCTTGAAAGTAGAACTCTTTAAAAGGAGCTGCTTGCTTACAATCTTGATATTCTTAAGTTCTACAGCCCCGTCAATTTTATCATAGATGTCCCCCACATAATCATAATCTAAACTATCCTTGGGATTTAATTTTTTCGTAATCTTGATGACTTTATTTTTCATGTACTTATTGCCACTATCAGGCACTTTACCGGGCCAACTGAACGCACTTGGCGTGTTACCACTTTTAACGGTAACATTATAAACGGATCCAAGTTTAATTGTCATTTATACTATTATAAATAAAAAAATTTAACAACTATTAATATTTATACCCATCTTTCTTCGAGGAGTTCTTTTTCCATACAAGAAACACATTTTTTATGATAATCATTTTCATCCAATAAACCAGTCCTATTCATACAATCAATGTTGGAACATACAGGAGCCCCATCGTGGGGAGAACACGATGAACAATTACATTTACCCTTCATTACGAAAGTTGGTTGTTTTATTCCATTTCTATCCTTATAATCAATAGATTCTCTACACCTATTAGTATAAGGACTTGTCCCCGGTCCAGTCCAATAGTGTTTATTGTGACCATCTTCATTATTTTCTATCCTCTCATTACAGATCCAACACCATCTATGATCTCCACAATAGATAAAATTACATCCATCTGGTTTCACAGTTTTAATACCACAGTGAGGACACTTTTTAAACTCTCCATCTTCCAAATTTTCATCTCTACTTTTACACACAACGCACCGAAACATTTCCGGTTGAAGAACTAAAAGACCTCCCTCTCCGTTTCCACATGCCCTAGGCATATCACAGAGTAATAGTCTGTTCCAAGTATTAATTCTATGTAAATCTCTCTTCCTAGGTTTCGGTGAACATTGAGAACAAGCAGCATAGAATGTATCTTCACCGAGGAGAGAATTGTAGTCTGGTTCAGTATCGGTAATATAATAATCTCTCTTATCTTCTATTCTTGAAACGATAGTCATATATTTCATATAAAGATTTTCCTTGTATCTAACATATTTATTATAATCATCGTATGATGAATTATTCCTCCATGTTTCGCTCGATCTCTTGTTTTCTTTTAAGAACCATTTAAGATAAATTAAACTGAATCCCTTCTTACAGAAAGGGCAACAGAGAGGTTTGAAGGTTAAATCTTGAATTGTCGTTGATAAAGTCTTCATAAAGCACTTGTTACAGATAGGGGTGTTACAACAGGGGGTATATTCGAAATGATTACTACTATCAGCACAGATGAGGCATATAGTCTGTTCTTTTAGAAAAGAAATCCTTTCACTCTTTTTCGTTTTAATAAAATCTTGGAAGATCTCATATTGTTGTTCCGGGTTCATAACATTGTCGCAGAACTTTATTGCATCGGTTATTGTTAATTTCTGAGATCCTTTCTTATCTAAATATTCAAGGACCTCAAAATCCAAACACTCTTGAAGTTTTATGTACTTCAAGAGTGTTGCTCTCGTGATT